TTCATGCCGGCGCTCGGCAAGACGATCGCGGTGGAGGCGGTACGGCACGCGGCGTCGACGATGAGCCCGGCCGAGTTCGCCCGGGCGTTCGGGAACCGGTGGACGACCACCGCGGCGGAGGTGATCCCCGCCGCCGCATGGACGGCATGCCAGGACCCGGCCGCGGCACCTGACGGGCCGCTCGTGCTCGGCGTGGATGCGCCTCCGGATCACACCTCGGGGGTGATCGTCGCCGCCGCCGCCGGCGACGCGACGACGGTGGTGGAGCTGGTGGAGTGGCGGCCCGGCCTGGCGTGGATGACCCCCCGCCTCGAGGAGTTGGTGCAGAATCACTCGGTGCGGTCGGTGGTGATCCACGGCGGCGGCCCGGTAGGCCATCTCGCCGCGGAACTCGAACGCAGCCTCGGCGCCGAGCTCGTCGTGTGCTCCGATGTGGAGATGGCGCACGCGGCGGCGCTCACCTATGACGCGATTCTCGAACGTACCGTGAGCGTGCGCCATTCCCCCCGCTTCGATGACGCAGTGGCGGGGGCGCGTCAACGGCGGCGGGGTGACGCGTTCACTTGGGCGCGCCGTTCGCTGACCACCGACCTGTCGCCGCTGGTCGCGTTGTCGCTCGCGTTGTGGCGGACGGTGACCGAACCGGCCGGCGGGCTGTGGGTGTTCCGATGACGCTGGTGGTGCCCGGCACCGAGGAGTGGGCCGACGCGGCACGGACGTTGCCACGCCAGTATCGGGAGCCGGTCCCGATCCCCGAGGAGGCCCCCGACCGGGAGCTCGGCAACGCGGGGAACTGGCCGGCGCAGTATTGGCCGTGGATCATCGACCCGGCGACCGGCTGGCCGACACGGACGCCGGGCACGATCGTCACCGAGTACACCGTCACCGGGATCCCCGCCGCGTGGAAGTGTTTGAACTTCATCGCGAACGCGGTTGCGTCGTGTGCGCCGCCGATCGAGTTTGACTCCAACCAGGTCAGGGTCGATCCGTTGTCGCCGGTCGTTGACCGGCCGTGGTCGTTTCTCGGGACGCACGAGTATTGGGCGCAGGCCGTCACCACCGTCCTGCTGTACGGCGATTTCATCGGGATCAACATCGACGTGGATCCGTCGACCGGTTTTCCCCGCCAGGTGATGCCCACCCACCCCAACGACGTGACCATGGTGTTGATCGAAGGGTTGCCTTGGTACTACTGGGCGGGCGAGGTGTTCGCCTGGGATGAAGTCACCCACGTGCGTGGCTTCACCTCCCCGGCTGCGTTGCGCGGCATGGGGGTGATCCAAGCGTTCCGGTTCGCGCTCGGCGCCCAGGTTGACTCGGCGCTCTACTCGGCGGGCATGCACGCCTCTGCCAACGAAAACAGTGTCGTGATCCAGGTGGACCGGCCGGAGCTGTCACCGTTGCAGGCCGATCAGATTCAGCAGGCGTGGATCGACCGGCACGGCTCCGGCTACCGGCGTCCCGCGGTCATCCCCCGCTCGATGACGATCACGCCGTTGGCGTTCTCGCCGGCGGATGCCCAGTTTTTGCAGTCCCAGCAGTTCGATGTGGCGATGACCGCGTTCATGTTCAACATGGATCCCACCGACCTTGACGCCACCGTCGGCGGGATGCGCGGCTCGATGACGTACGCGAACCGCGAGCAGCGCGAGATTGAGCGGATCACCCATGCGGTGGGGCCGTGGATCCGCCGCTTCGAGCAAGCCTGGTCGGATCTGCTGCCGGGACGGCGGAACATCGCGTTCGACATCGAACGTCTCTTGCGCACCGATACGAAGACCCGGTTGGAGTCGACTGACATCGCGCTCAAGAACGGGACGTTCACCTTGAACGACGCGCGCAACATCGAACGTCTCCCGTTGTATCAGCATGAGTGGGCGAACGTCCCGTTCGGTCATCCGCCCGACACCGCGTTGACCGCGGACGGCCCGCCGACCGGGGAGATGTTGGACGCGCCGACCGCAACACCGCAGACCGCGGAGGCCGTATAGCCATGCAGGAGTTCACGCGTACCGTGCAGGAGGTCGAGACCGTCGGCCGCATCGTGGAAGGCACCGCGTTGACGTTCGACCGGGCCTACCGCGTGAGTGACGACGCGGGCCGGACGTTCTACCTCGAAGGGTGGAAGACCGGCGCGTTCACCGAAGGGCTGCATGCGATGCGCAACACCTTCGAGCTCAGGGTGGATCATCACGACGAGCGGGCGGGGACGGTCACCTTCACCGAAGGGCGCCGGACACTCGATTTCACCGCGACGACCGACGAGACCCCGATCGGTGACGCGGTCCTGGCGTTGATCGACGCCGGCCGGCTCGGCTCCGTGTCGTTGCGGTTCTCGAGCGACCGGCAGAAGGAACGCGACGGGGTCGTGTGGCGTTTGCGGGGCCGGCCCCGCGAGCTATCGGTCGCGATGGGGCACCGGGCCCAATACGACGACGCGCTGGTGACCGGCCGGCGGGCCCTCGAAGCCGACCCCGCCGAGCTCGCCGCCGCTGCCGCTGCCGCCGAACGCACCACCAGCCTGTTGGCCCGGTCGCGGGTGATGCTTGATATTGCGGCCCGTCTGTAGGCATACTCACCGGTGAGGCCCTGCAGTGGCAGGGACGACCCCTGCAGTGGCAGGGGGCAGGCACGGCGGTGCAGTGGCACGGTGATCCTGCACTACGGGCGTGCAGTGGCGCGCTGACGATCAAGCGTCCGCCCCGCACGATCGGAGTTCTGCCGTGCAGTTGCTCGAAACTTTGCGAGGCCAGTTCACCGCGACCTCAGATCAGGTCCGCACGCTGACGGATGAGATCGCCGCCCAACCTGACGGGATCGCGACCGACGAACAGGCCGCCAACCTCGAGGAGCTCACCGGCGCGCTCGAGCGGCTGAACCCGCGGATCGAACAGGCCCGCACGATGGCCGACCGCATGAACGCGGGTGCCGAGCTCCTCGCCGGTGTCCCCAACGTGGGCGCCGCGGTCGACCGGGCCCGCAGCCTGAACGTCGAGATCGCCGAGTACCGCACGTGGGGTGAGTACGCCCGCGCGCTCGCCGCCGGCGAGGTACCCGAAGCGGCGATCAACGCGTTGGACCGGATCATGCTCGACGGGGAGATGAGCGCCCGTGACCGGCTCGTGGACCGTCGCCGCGCCCTGGCGGATGCGGTGACCGGCAACGTGCCCGGCATCTTGCCGCCCGCCTGGTTGACCAACATCGTCGACTACATCGGCACGGCCCGCCCGTTGATCTCCGCGTTCTCCTCGGCGCCGCTGCCACCGTCAGGCATGACCGTCAACTTCCCTCAAGTCACGGTGCGGCCCTCGGTCGCCAAGCAAGCCACCCAGAAGACCCAGGTGTCATCGACCGCGACCACGATCGTCGCGGGCAGCGCACCGGTGAACACCTACGGCGGCGGTGAGGACATCTCGGTGCAGACCATCCAGCGCACCGATCCGTCCTATCTCGCGATCGTGAACGAGCTGTACGCCGAGCAGATGTCCGTCGCGGAAGACACCGACGCGGCCGCGACGGCCGTCGCCGCGGTCCCCGCCGGCGCCAACAACAACCTGACATTGTCGCTCGCCACCAACGGTTCCGACATCAACAAGCAGCTGGCGGCCGCGGGCAAGCAGATCCTGTCGGTGCGCGGCAACTTCGACACCTTCGTGATGGACCTCAACCTGTGGGCCTATGTGGTCGGCGCCGCGGACACCACCGGCCGTCCCCTGTTCCCCGACAACGGGCCCATGAACCCGGTCGGCTCCAGCGCGATCAACACCGCGACCGGGGAGGCCCGCGGACTCATGTTCGTCGCCGACCCCAACATGCCCGCCAACACCGGGATCGCCGGCGACTCGCGCGCGTTCACCTCGCTGTTGGGTGGGGTGCAGACCCTGCGAGTCGAGAACCCCGCCCAGCTCGGCGTCGACTACGCGGTGTTCGAGTTCGCGGCGTGGGCAGTACGGCGCCCCTCCGCGCTGGTCAAGTTCACGCTCGGAGCCTGAACCGTTGACGCTCGACGAGCTGCTGGCGTTACTGCCCGACAACACCACGGGACAGATCACCGCCGCGGATATGCGGACGATCGTCACCGAGCTCTACACCGACGCCAACCCGCCGTTCTCGAACATCGTCAACCAAGGCCCGGCAGGCCTCGTCGCGAACGCGACATGGACGGTGGTGCCCGGCACCAGCTCACACCCGCTCACCTTCAACGACCCGCAAGACCTCCAGTTCGTGTTGTCGTTGAATGTCGACACGCTCGGCGCCAACAACCAAGTACAGGTCGGGTTGGACATGACCGGGGCGACGGTGGTGGCGGTCGGATCGAAACCCGAACAGGTGCTCTGGCTCGGCGGCAAACAACAAGTGCAAGCAACCTCCGAAGTCACGTTCATGCAACGCCTCGAGGCGGGCACGACCAACGTGCAGTTGAAATACACCGCGCAGGGTGCGGCGACCTTGACCGCGATGGCCGTCATCGCGTCGGTGGTGTCGAACCAATGACCACCGAGACCCCCCCGCCTGTGCTGCCAGCCACCGTGATCGCCGCGTTCGATCTCTCTTGGTCCGACTCGTTCGACAGTTTGAACGCGACCGCGGAACACGAACCGGGCCTGCCGCCGTTGCCGACCATCGATCAGCTCGCCGCCTACCTGGGTATCACCGCTACCTCCCGCGGTCCCGACGTCGACGCCGCGCTGACCGAGAACCTGAACACGAGCATCGACTACCAGCTCGGCCGCCTCTCCTATGACCTGATGGAATACGACGGCGCCAACCCGCCCGCCACCGTCCCCTCCCCGGTCAGTCACGCCGTGCTCATGTACGCGGCCGCGCTCTACCGGCGGAAGAACTCGGTGAACGGCTTTGACGGCTACGACGACCTCGGGACCGTCCCCGTACGCGGCAACGACCCTGACATTGAACGGCTCGTGGACCGTTGGCGTGCACTGGCATGGGCATGAGCACCGATCTCGCCGCGATCCGCAAGCAGCTCTGCGCCCAGGTCGCCGGCGTCATGCCCGAGCTCAACACCTACCCCTACCCGGACCCGCAACCCGCCTACCCGGCGCTCATGCTGCCCCGCATCGACCTCATGAGCCTGCATGCGAGTGACTGCGGCGGCGTCGAGATCGGCATGCGCGCCGAGCTCCTCGTCGGCCTGGCGGAGCCGGATACCACCACCGCCAACCTCGAGGCCCTGTTCGGTGTCGCGGAGGTACTCGAGGACACCCCGCCGAGCGCGGAGTTGGTGAACGTGGTGGTGCACGGGATCGGCAATCTCCGCGAACGAGAGAACCATGAGGCGCTCGCCGCCGAGGTGGCGCTCACCGTCCACGCCTAAGGAGTCCCGATGAGCCGTAACGTGATCATCGTCAAGAACGCGGCGGTGAAGTTCGGGCCGCTCAAGACTGACGGCACCCTCGACATCACGCTGCTGACCGATTACGGCTGTCAGGTGACCGAGGCGCGCATCACTGCCAAGGCCAACACCAAGACGATCGACGCCACCTACTGCTCCCCCGCGTCGGATGTGAACGCGCCGAGCTCCTTCACGCTGGAGCTCAACGGCCTCCAAGATTGGGGCCGCCAGGATTCGTCGCCGTCGTTCTCGGAGTATCTGTTCATCAACGACGCGACCATCGTCGGGTTCGCGTTCTATCTCGCCGGGACCGCGGCACCGTCCGCGTCGGGGATGGTGTCGATCGCGGCGGGTGACTTCGGTGGTGTCGCCGGTGACCCGCTCGTCTTGAAGGGCTCGTTGCCGATCCTCGGCTACCCGAACATCACCGACAAGTCCGGCAACCCGTTGCGCACCACCCCCTCGACGGGGGCGACCGCGGGGACGCCCGGCTCGTGGACCCCCGCCGGGAGCACCCCACCGTCGAGCGTCGCGAATCTGATCGCGGGGACACCGAACGTGGTCACCGCGTCACCGGCGACGGCGTGGACGACGGGCCAGTACGTGCAGACCGGCACCGCCGGCACGCCGGGGCAGGCTCACTGGTCCGGTACCGCATGGGTCACGGGTGCCGCATGACGACGCGCACGGGCTCGGGCTCGTGGACCGCGGGGAAGTGCACGCCCTTAGATGGGGGTTTCGACTAGCCCCGAGATGCTCGCCGCCAAACTCAAGGGTCTGGCCGAGCTCTATAGCAAGGGTGACACCACTCTCGTACGCGAAGCCGCGCAGCTCTCCAAGGCGACGATCGTGGCGGGGAGCCCGTCCCGGCTCCGCGGTGTCGGCAAGCGCGGCGCTCGCTTGTCGGTGCGGTACACGCTCACGAAAACCGCCGACGATCCGGCCGCGCTGGTGTTCGCGGTGGGTCCGTGGCAGTTGATCGAACGCGACACCCGCCCGCACCAGATCCCCCGGGAGCGTCGGACTCGCAGCTTCGAAGGGGTTTATGGGCATGCGGTGATCCCCGGCGGCAGTGAGGCACCCCCTCACGGGCCCCGTGGTGTCCGCACCCGGGTCCACCATCCCGGCACCAAAGGTAAGAAACCGTGGGCGCGCGGGGTCGAGAAAGCGACCCCGCTCGTCACCTTGTTGTTCCACCGGCTGGGTGAGGACGCGATCCGGGCGTGGTTCGGGTGATGGAACGCGTCGGCAACGACTACGTACACACCGTCATGTCGTCGCGGCCGTTCGCGATCACCGTCGGTGACGGCGCCATACCGCTCCTGCAGTTACCGCCCGAGCATCTCGCCGCGGTCTCGGCCGCGACGGGTATCGCATGGTCCGAGCTCGTGGACGCCCCGACCGTCAACCTCGCGGCTGCGCTGGCGCTGGTCGCGGCGGCGGAGGAACTCGAGGGTGTCGAACCGGAACGGCCGATGACGACCGCGCAGTTGATGGGCCGGTTCGTCCGCTTGAACGGCCGCGACCCCGGGGGGGGGGTGTAGGTGGCGACGTTCACCGAGGAACTCAAGCTGTTGATCACCGCGTCCGCGAAGGGCGCGGTCAACGAGCTCAAACAAACGAGTGACGCGACCGAGCAACTCACCCTCAAGCAACGGGCGCTCGGCGTCGGCCAATCGTTCGTCAACAGCCAGTTGTCGCAGTTTGGGGTGACGACGAAAGAGGCGGGCGCCGCGGTCGGGGTCGCGACCGCGGCCGCGGTCGCGTTCGGCGCGGTCAAGGTCGGTGAAGCCGCGTTCTCCGCCGCGCAAGATTTCGCGAATCTCACCGGCACGGTACGCGAGTTCCAACGCGTCACCGGCGCCAGCGCCGAAGACGCGTCACGGCTCTCCGCGGTGACCCAAGTGCTCGGGATCGACACGGGCAAAGCCGAAAACGGTTTCTTCCAACTCGCCCGGCGGATCGGCCAGGGGAAAGACACCCTGACCGAGTACGGCGCCGAGGTGGTCCGCAACCACGACGGCACCGTCAACATGACCGGCACCATCGAAAACGCCGCCACCGCATTCCAAAACATCAGTGACCCGGCCGCCCGCGCCGCGTTCCTCATGGAGAACTTTGGGAAGGGTGGCGCCGCCCTCATCCCCCTCTTGCAACAGTCACGCGGTGAGCTCGAACAGTTTTTCGCGGAGGCCGCCAAACACCACGAGATCTTCACCCAAGACGACCTCAACGCCGGCCGCGAGTTCACGATCACCATGCGCGAGCTCAACGCGGAGGTCGAAGGTTTCAAAGTCGAGGCGGGCCGACTGGTCGCGCCGATCTTCACCAACCTCGCGGGCACCGCGAGCGTCGCCTTGCAGTCACTCGACCAGGCGTTACAAGACACCGGCGGTTCACTCGCCGACGTCGGCAAGGCCGGCGGCGCCACCCTCAAAGCGTTCACGCCGATCGGCCCGGCACTCGACATCATCAGCGGCGCCTCCGAAGCCGCGTCCGGCAACTTCGGTGACGCCGCCCTCTCGTTCGCGAAGATCCTGCCGCCCGTGTCGATCGCCGCGGACCTGTTCGGGTGGGGTGCCCAACAGTCCCACGCCTACAGCGACGCGCAATCAGAGCTCAAGGGTGCGGTCACCTCGATGGCCGACGCGCAAGTGGCGGGGA